ATGCGCAGCGTATGTGCTGTTGTAGACGCTCGCAGACCGACCAGCCCTGCACCGCCATCACGAACGAGCCCAGTGTCATGAGTTGATGTTCCGGTCACGGCACCCGATGCCCAGCCAATTGATGCACCAGACCACGCGACAGCGTTAAACGCATTGTTTAAGGTCCAACTGCCGCTCCCAAATACAGGACGACCCGCTGAATCAATTACGCCGGTAGCCGCGCCGGCACTTGTGCGCCAAATTTGCTGATTAACCGATTGGCTGGTCGCCGGTGTGATGTCGATTTGCGTGAGATTGCTCGAACCAACAACATGCACCTCGCTCAGTGTTTTTCGGCCTGCGAGAGTTTGCGTGCCTGTCGTGATGAGTCCCCTTGCGGATGCTGATGCGTTGGGAATGTGCAGAGTGTGAACTCCAGACGCCGACGCAAATGCAACATCGTTGCCGCTTGTGCCTATGGCGAATGTCTGCGTGGCGGTAGTCAGCGAATTTAAGCTGGTAATACCGCCGCCGCCACCACTTGGAACTGCCCACGTTTGATCACCACGAAGAAAAGTCGTTGCATCAGCCGTGCCGCTGGCAAGTCTCGGCGTGGCAATCGTGCCACTGGTGATGTCGCTGGCTGCGTGCGTGTGGCTCGCTGGCGTGAAGTCCGCAGGAATACCACTGAGATCCCCGTATGCTCCGCTAAACGAGGATGTGCCTGCACCGATTGCTGTGCGAGTCGCCGGCCCGTCTGCTAGCGTCAGTAATGATCGGCCAAATGCGGTAGTCGTCAGTGCTGCGATTGCCGTCAGATCGCCGTCGAGCGGTTGATATGCCGCCAGCAGTGTGTCAACCTCGGCGGACGTGTAAACGGACAGCAGCGTCCGCACCTGCGTTGCCGTCAGTGCGATCGCCGCTGCGGAGCTGCCGGTGTTGTTCCCGAGTATCGTGTTTGCCGACACGTCGAGGACTGCACTAAACGGAAACGCTGAGATTGGCACTTCTTACCCTTTCGCCAAATAAATCACCGATGGCCACCTTTGCTTGCATCTGTTACCTGTGCCACAAGTGTTTCGTCGGCATTTAAAGAAACGTCGCTATTGGCCACCTGACTAATGGCTAAAAGTTTGTATTCCTGTACTGCATGACTACCAAACCCCGTCAGCACAATCATTCCGCAAAAAATCAGAAGTCGGCTCAACACCACTCCAACCAGCTGTCCAACGCGCTGAGGATCTGCCATAGCAACGCGAAAGCAATACACTCCAATGACAAAACAACCCCAAGCGATTGCCGCTGCCCGCCAAAATTCCTGAGTCAAATCGGATGCTGGTATCATGTTTGGAACGCCTGCCAAGTGTATCCGAGACTGTAAACAAATATGGCCGCCGCCAAGGCGTAGACCACCCACTTCCACGCCTGCCCCGTGAACTCAAAAATAGTCCGGAGCGTGGCGTCTGTAATTCTGATTGTGACACCGGGCAGCGAGATTTTCAGAACCTCGCTTTTCGGTTGTTGCTTGTCGTCTCCGGATTCCACCGGCGGGGGCGTTTCCGGAGTCTCTGCCATTGTATCTCTCTGCCTGTTGATTTGACACCAGACCCTCAATTCTGCTTCTAGTCAAAACTGTTCGCAAGACAGCAAATCGGGAATCCCTATTTTAGGGCGTGCCTATTCCAGCTCCTGCGATTGGATTTGTGCCATCAGTTAACATAATGGCAATTCGTGGAATTCTGCCATTTACGATCAAGTCAGCCATTGTATTTTCGCCTGTTAACTCTGAGCCAGTGTCCTCAACGTACAGTTGAATCGGGCTTGTGGTATCCCAGCCGGTCACGTCCTGCAGCTCGATAATAATTGACGTCACCTCGACTCGCAAATAAGGCTCGCCGCTTGTTGTGACGTCAACGTAGGCTGCCGTTCTTGTCAGGCCCTCCAGTTCGTCCCAATCTTCAATCTCGGCAAACTGACTGGCATTATATTCCAGCCCGTAAATCCGAAGCGTTCGACCAGCTTGCCTGCAAACCCATGGAATCGTCAGCCACGCATTATCCACCGAGTCTTCCGCCGCAAGTCCTGCCGCCACTGTGGACAGATAGGCCGCCTGTTCGTAAGGATTGGCTCCGGCCCTAACGGTCTCGTCGTCGAAACCGACGCCAAATTGCACAGCCGGACCCTCCCAGCCTTCATCGGCCCCAGCATCTCCACTCCACGCAAAGCCGCAAGCGTCCACATCTAACGGCGCACCGACTGAGGCCGCATAGATCACATCTGCCGAACCGCTGGTTGTGCGAAAAAAAATACGTTGTCCATCGATTGGCGCGATTAAGTTGTACAACCCTTCTGGAATAGCCGCTCCAGCTGTAGCTGCCACCGGCGTTGCCAGAGTCCAAACATACTCGACCTCTCCTGCGCCTAGGATTTCAAAATACGGACGATCCGGATCGGCTAAATCATCTGGGCTCCACCAATCCGCAGTCAAAGCCTGTACGGTAAATGGCATAACAAATCTCGCGTTCTACACCGGAGTGACCGTGATTGTTTCTGGTAGATTGCCCCACATACTAGCCGAGGAACTTAAAGCGCGCAGCGACATATAGGCCCTCATCGTGTTATTTACTGTTGTGCCGACTAGCCTAAATGTTGTTGATGCGTTTGGATTCCAGATTCCGGGTTTCCACTGCTGGCCGTTGGAAAGCGTGATGTTGTCAAAATGCGCGTCGTCGTCTGGAACGTACAGACCATCATCAGGACTGCTGTTGCGGACTCTGAGAAATGGAATTTCCCGATTGAAATTCATCGACAATTGACCGAACGGTCCACTCGTCGAGGACAAAACAAAACCGCCAGTCGTTGGCGCGTAGGCCCATCCCGATTGTTCCCTGTTTTCAATTGTAGAAACGCCGCCGGGTCCATTGCTTGAAAAAGCAAATTCCCACACCTTGCCTGGGCTGAAGGTAGTAAACACGTCAGCCGAATACAGCGTAACCGGAAGCCCTCGACAGTCTGGCATGACCACCGCTATTGATCGTTTTGGCGTCCCCCAAAAATCAGCAGCTCCGGGAGCCTCGCCGTTGTATTTAATTGTATACCGTAACCATAAATCAAAATGCACTGTCTTATTAGCAAGCAGCTCTGGTGACATGAGCTGTGCCACAGCCTGTTGTCCACACAGAGGGGCTCTGTAATTTTTCGCGTTATCGTGTGGGCTTAATGGAAAGCTCCATCCAATGCTCGGCGAAACGATTCCCGTTTTATCAATGCCGTCGATAAACACTCTTATAAATCGAATGTCGCATTCTACTGTATACAAGGACAACCATGGAAAGGCGTTAGGTTTTTGCTCGCGAAAAGGCCCATACAGTGCCGTGGTAAAAGCCGCTCCAGATGTCGGAACCGCAACTGAATCGATCGTCATCGGATGCAAGAACGAACCGGACTTTACAGTCACGTTGCTTGGACCGACGTCACCAAAGCTGGCTTGAATTTGTCTAATTGGGTTCATGTACCACGAAGTGGTAACTGATTGCCCCGGAGGAGCGACAAAATTGTTGCCCCAGTTGAAGGGGTTGTCAATTTGTGAATTGACTTGAAACCTTAACGCTTTCATATTCAGCACCCAGATGGTTTCGCTCCATGGTTGCGTCGGAGGCGTCCCTGTACCAGCTGTTGTAGGCACAGAGCCCAGCGAAAACTCCGCGAAATACCCGTTGTGAGTGAATCCTCCATTATCATTGATCCAGTTCTGACTAGTGGTACCTCCCAGCGTCCAGTCCGTGTTTTCGGCGTTGGCCCCACTTAGTTCGCCGGGAATTGGGCCGACCAATTTCGCAAAACGGTTCACCCCCATTCCGACGACCGGCTGCCCGTTGCTAGTTCGCACAAAACACAAACCATGCTGACCGCACAAAACAGGAAAAACAATTGTTCCAGCTGTGACTTTTCCTTGTCCGACGTGGCGAATTTTGACACGTTGCAGCGTATCGGTAATCGTATTTGCGCTGATCGTCATGATCGCGCCGTCGTGCTGCGTGTAATCTCCTGCAGCAATGTCGGCTAATACTTGCACGATAAGGCTAGGCGGTTTTGCCGCGTCCGCCGGTTTAAGCTGGCCGCCGCCTGCAGCTCCGCTCAGCAGCTGAAGCAGCCGTCCAGCATCTGCTCGCGTTGTTGCGGCTCGCCTCTTCATGTTTCTACCACAATCCAGCCATATTTCCCGACCTTCTTTGCGATCCGTCGCCCTGCGGTAGACACCGCAAGACCTGTCGCGGATCTCACTGGTATTTGCTGACCAGTGTTTGTCCACGTCACTCCATCTAGTCGCATTATGTTTGCCTGCACAGTATCCACGGAGCCCGCTGGTATTGCAGTTGTTAGGGCCACTACTAAAGCTGTGTCTGTGCCAATGGCCGCCGGAGATCCCGCACCGATTGAGACGTCGCCGACCGATCGGATCAGCTCGCCGAGCTGCCGAGCCTGCGGTTGTGTCACCAGTATCGGGCGCAGGTCTTCAGCCACGTTGCCCTCACGGTTGATTATTTGGAAGCGGGACCGATGTCCAGTCCGCCTGATCATCAAGAAAAAACTGGTTCACAATCACGCCGCTCAACCAGACCGCTTTCGCCGTGCTAATTGTTGTGAACGCCGCCCCCTCTAGCAATGCAACTGTAGTCGACGTCACTGATTTTATGCGAGCCTCCAATGCTCGCCCCTTCGGGCCTGCTCCGAAGACGCGAACCAATGCGCCGACGTGCTTCGTTGAGTCAAACAAGCCCGTCGCAAGGGTGAGCGTCTTAGACCCCGACGTGATCGTCCCCGTCCCGAGCTGCGTTGTTGAAAGCGTTGGCACCTTCACGGCTTGGCCGATCGAGTCCAGCCAGATCTCGCCGCCCGTTGGCATCTGCTCCTCTGTTTGAATTGGCCGCTTGATTACGCGACGATTTGCAGCTGCAGTTGCGTCGTAAATTGCTTTGGTCGTATCTACCCAAGGGGCCGTTGACCCAGCTCGCGTTTGATAAACCAGTTCATTCGGTCCCTTGTTTGGCAACAAAACAAAATACCCAAGGGGGTTGATCTCGATCGTGTACGTCACCGGCCAGTAGAGCGTGCCGCCGTTGTCTCGCTCCGGCTCCTCGGGCAGTTCCACGTCTCGCAGCGCACACGTCCCAGCCGCGTAGGTTATGCCGTGAATTGTGACCGCCGCCGCGTTGATCGTGTCGCTCAGCTCGAACAGCCAATCCGGAAAGGTCGTGGCGTTGTAGGTGACGTTTACAGTCCGTGTCCTGACCTTTCGCGTAAGTCCCTCGTAAAGATCTCCAGCAGAGTTGACGAGAGGATAGCCGCGCGAGTCATAAAAAGCCGGAACCTCGATCGAGCTGCTCCGCATCCCGCCCTTCACCCGCTGGACGTTGTAAGCCGTGTCCTCGCGCGTTGTGATAGCCGTCGAGTACCTTACTTCAACGTGCCACAGCGTGAGAACTCCGTCGTCGTGATCTGTGGACCGCTCAACTACGATGGCGGACGTCCGCTCCGGATGACTGGCCCCTTTTGCCGGGACTCCAGCTGCGGCAAGGACGTTGGTGATCGTCTCGGTCTCGGAATCCGTGAGGACTTCCCAAACGTCCGTGACCGTTTCGGAGCCGTCCTCAGACTGCTGCCACTTGCCACGCCTGTAAAGCCTTGCTGTTGCTGCCATCTGTCAAACCTGCCACGCTAAGTAGCCGCGTTCTGTCACCGCCAAAAGCCGCTTCTGGATGTCTCGCTGCTCCAGCAGCAGCTTCTGCTGCTGAGCCGTTACTGTGCCCTGAGCGTTAAGAATGTTTGTAAGGACGCCAGCCCCGCCGCTGGTCCTGAGATCCTGAGCCGGCCCCGCCTGCTGGACCGCCTTGTCTACTCGCGTGGCGATGTCCCCGGTCTTCAAATCCTTAATCAGCTCCGTAAACTTTCCAGCCGCCAGCCCCGCCGCGTCCGGCTGGTTGGCCGCCCGCTCCGCAGCTGTGCCGGCCTGAGCCACCGCCTCAGACCACGCCTGCCGGGCTGCCACCAGCTCCTGATTCACCCGTCCGATATTGGCCTCAAACGCCTGATCCCTCGCCGCCTGATCCGCTGCGGACTGCTGATCGATCTGGTTGATCTGCTGAGAGACCATCAGATCCAGCTCAGCCTTTACCGCCTCGGCGTTGATCGAGCTGTCCAGCATAGCCATCAGATCAATAATGCCGCGGGACAAATAGCCCTGAGTCTCAGCCCAGATCCTCCGGACCGCTGTGACCGCGCTCGCGAACGTATCGAGGAAGGCTTTTTTCCAAAGCCGCCATTCCTGATCGAGAGCGTTAACGCCCTGCAGCCATGCGAGCTTGAGCGACGTCCAGAACAGCTTGGCCGCTGCCTCGATGTCTCCAGCCGCGAGAGCCTCACCAATTCCGCCGATCGTGTCTTGGGCCGCCTCCAGCAGCGTCCCAAACGGATCGATCACTGAGGCGATCGCGTTGAAGGCGTTGCGAGCCCCGTCCACAAGCGTCGAGCCGAGAGCCTGGGCCAGATTTAGGATCGCCGGAAGGGCTGCGACTGCCACGTCTAGGAATTGCGTGACGTATGGGATCACCGCCACCGCAATCACGTTTCCAGCAGCGCGAAGGGCTGCCGTCAGCTTCTGCCATGTATCATCAAAGGCCGCCGCGGCTTTTGCCTGCGGGCCTGTGATCGTCAGCCCGAGCTTGTCCGCCTCGGCCATAAGAGCGGCGATCCCGCCGGCTCCCTCCTCCATCATGGGAACCAGATCAGCACCGGACTTGCCAAGGACGTCCATCGCAATCGAAGCCTTCGCCGCCGGATCTTGTATTCTGCTGATCCCCTCGGCCACCGCGAGGAACCGCTCCTCCACACTCATCCCGGCCAGCTGCTCCGCGGACAAACCGACCGAGGCGAGGGCCGCCGCTGCGGACTTCGAGCCGTTGGCCGCTTGTGTCTGGACGTCGCCGAGCTTGCGCATGGCTTTCTCGACCGCCACAATATCCGTCCCAGACTGTTCCGCCGCGTAGCGTAGCTGACTGAGCCCCTCGGCACTGGCTCCTGTCCTGTTGGCGATATCATCGAGCCCGGCCCCGGCGTCCACGAACCGCCAGACCGAAGCCGTCGCTGCAGCAAAGCCAGAGGCGATCGCCCCGACACCTGTGGACAGAGCCGCACCGCCCAGGGCCTTTCCCATGGCACCAATCCCGGAGGCCGCCGCCGCCAGTTGGCCGCGGAGTCCCTTGAGACTTGCCTTGAGTTGCTTGTCGTCCATAAACAGCCGGACAAAGGCCCGAGCCGCCTCGATTGCTTTTGATGAGGCCATCAAATCACCTCGGGCTTCTGTGTCGCACTCCAGACCATATCGGGAGCCATTGCCGCAGCGATGGCCGCCAGCTTAGCCTTACCGCTCTGGGCGGTTGCTGGTCTGAAGTGTTTGGGATGAAGATCTAAATAACTCCACACGGGATCGCCTTTTGTTCGAACGACATTGTAGATGCCCGCGACGATTTCAGCCGTCCGCTTATCGCCCTCATACTGAATCGCCTGATATCTGCAAAGAAGCTCACTAAGACTCCAGCTCAGCCAGTCGCCTGGGGTGAGTGCTGCAATTCTCCAGAGCCACTGGTCGACTCCAGTAATCCAGAGATGCCCGAGTGGATATCGTTGACCGCCTCCAGAATCCTCTTTTCCACTTGCAACTGAATTTCCGCCTGAGACTTTTTCTGCTGACGCAAATGTTCGCCCAAAGGCCGCCGAAGTGGGCTCTGGGCCGGGAAAAAAACCACGACCGCCTCAATCAGCGCGTCGGCAGCATCCCGCCAAACTGTCCCGTCCGCGTTCGTCATTAAGTCTGCCGCGTTTGTGCCAGTAATGATGGCAATAATTTGCCACAAGAGATCGTCGTCGTCTTGCTGCAAGGCATTTAGAAACTTATCGAGATCGGCTGGCTGGTGGGCCATAGCCACCAGATCCCAGCCCGTCTGCTGTTTGATCGTCCGTCGGTGAGCGAGATTTATTGACAGGCTGCGCGTCACACCAGCCAGATCAGTAAAGCTGCTCACTGCTGCGGACCCTCCGTAGCTGGCTCGGGAGCGTGGCCAGCAGTGCTGGCGACCACCGTGAGCTTCACCACCTTGGGCTTCCCGTCGTCACTCAGAACCGGCGAGCCGTCTGGATTTACGAGCGAAACTTCGTCCACCTGTCCGATATATGGACCTGCCATGTCATACGCCTCCAACACCATAAGAGAAAATACACGTCACCACGTCACCCCGGCGGATCAGCTGCTGACCACTGACCAGTTACTCGCGTAGCTGTTGTCCGCCGCCTTTGTGATCTCGATCGCCACCTTCACAGTGTCCCCGTCTGGCCGCGTCTCGTTCCAAGACTTAATCCGGCCCTCAAGGCGGAAGACGTGCTGGCCAGTGTCCGCGATAGCTCCGCTGGTCAGGGCAAAGTGAAGGACCGTACCCGCGACGTAAGCGTTCCGCAGCGTCACGAACGTCGCCCCCGGAGTGCCTCGCTTGAACAGCAGATTTGCCGAGATCGAGTGCTTCGGCTTGCCCAGAAGCTCCGTGATCTCGGCGTCACCACGAGCGTTGACTTCCGCCACTCGCCGTTCTGAATTTACGCCGTCGTCAATTACCACTGGGACTTCGGTGAGAGCCCCTGCACCGCCGAGCGTTGCGGAAAAATGAAGTTGGCAATTATCACCGAGGACTGCACCGTCTGCTGCTGCTGGCATGGTCTAACCTTTCGCCATTTCGAGATACTTGGGAAGCTGAGGAAGAATCGCCTGAAAAGCCGGCTCCATAAACGGAAACCCCTGCTCCAGCTCCTCGACTGAAGACAGTCCACGCCTTTCGCGCTTTATTCGCTTGTTTGCCCCGATTAGCTCGGGACCGATGACGACATACGTCCGATCTTCTGACAGAGCAAAAAACAGCCGAGACTTGAGCAGACTGCCGCCGCTGCGCTTTGGATGCAGCAACGGAGGCTGGCCTGGCTTTGCAGACTTTTCAGGCCGCCGCGGCTTCAGTACAGACTGGCCACGTTCATAGCGAGCCTTCCACGCCTCGTAGCTTGCCCGCTGTTCTTCTGTCAGCTCGCTGAGTGGCTTTTGTGCCGCCCTTTTCAACGATCGCCTAGCCGTCGTCCGGATCGCTCCGCCCGCTCGCGTAAAGTATCGCCGCATCGTTGGGCCGAGCGTTTTGGCCAGCTCCCTGTCGAAGAACCGAGCGTTTATTTTGACGTCCATGTTTGTCGTGACGATCCCGCTCATGCTCTGGCCCCCACTGAAACGAACCAGCGAGCCTCGATCACTCCGACAAACATCTCCGATTGATCCAGCATTCCCGGGTCACAAGTCGTAACAATTTGGACGTCTCGCCGCTGCGCCGCAAGGCCGCCGCCAAGGCTGATTGACTCGTAAGTCGTGGACGTCCGCATCGCATCGCAGAGCCCCTCCAGAAAGTCCTCGGAGGCGTCCGAGCTTGCCACGGCCTCAGCCGCGCACCGAGCCACAAACACCACCGCAAGCCGGATTGATTCAGCCACGCCAGACCGATCGGACTCATCCTCAGTCCCCGGACAGATCACGCCGATCTTGCCCGGCGTGCCGCTGCTGAAGCCCGCCGTGAGATACGTCACTGAGCGAACCCGCTCAGCCGTCACGCCTGCCGGAAGTGAGCCGTCGGCGTTGATTGCCGCGACCACCGCCGCGGAAAGTGTTCTAATTCTGCTGGCCACTACGTCCGCTCCTTGGTGTGGATTCGGATGTAAAGCCGGTCCCTGTCGTGATACTGCCAGAGCTGATCGGCTGAGCCAAATGGCATGACGCGAAAGACAATTCCGTCCGCCGTGATCGTGTCACCTCGGACTGGCGTTACTGTCGCCGAGTCAATCACTAGGTCCGCCGCCTTGACAATCCAGTCCTCAGACCGATCGCCGACCTGCACACCGGAGCCGGCTTCGGAGCGATCCCAGAGCCTTTGGCCACGGATTGCCTGCAGCGTGCAGCTGTTGGCCCCGCGTGTAAACGTAACGGATTCCCCGCGGACTCGCATGGAGGCCGCTTGAGCTGCTTTGGCTGCTGCTGCGATTGGGGAGACCATAAGACACCAAAGAAACAAAAGAGCCCCGGCTGCGGAGGCTGTGACGTGAGGAGGAGGACCAACCGCAGCCGGGGAGCGAAAACACAAGTCGGATCAGACCAGCAAAGTTTCCGTGCTTAACAAAGCATCGGTCACGATGATCGGAATGCCCTCGTACTCTGTCGGTCGTGGAGCTGGCATTCCGATCGGGCTGTAAGTCGTGCGGCTGCTCTGCAGCTGCCGCAGCGATCGGCGATTCATACAAATGTGAGTCGGCGGATCACCAACTGGGAACAATGCCAAAGCTTTGGCAAGCAGCAGATCGGTGAGACCCTTGCCAGAATCTTCGGTCAAGTTTGCAATGCGGGAGACCGCAAACTTCGAGCCGATCTGCACACCGAGATGGCCGCCGCAGTCTTGAGCGTAAGCCACCATGCTCAGGCTGTTGCTGCCCGGGACGACGGACTGGAAGATGTCGCCGACCGTGAAATTGATGTTCGGCCCGGCCAGCTGAGCGTCACCCGCACCAACCAAGGCGACAGAGCTGTCGTCTGCAGTTGATCGCAAGAAATACACCGAGGAGCCTGTCCCCGCTGTAGTTCCTGCGGCGTTGACAACCAAAGCGTCTGCAATTTGGTTATAGTTTGCAGAGTCGGCCAAACCAAGAAAGCCCGTTGCGCTGCCGCCGACGGTCCCGTTGAAGAATTGCTTCTCCAAGACGAAGAGAGCTTCCCGCAGCTGCCGGCGGAGACGCGAGGCCATGAACGCTTGGGGGCCGCCCCGAAAAGCGTTACACAGTGCCACGTCCTCGATGATCTTGGCGTCAATGTACTTCAAATCGATCGACGTCTGAGTCGAGATTGAGGCCGTGTAATCCGCCCCGGCGTTGACCGCTCGGAAGCCGATGACGGGAGCCGTCGTTTCGACGTTGAACTTGTGGGTGGTGCCGTTACTGCTCTGCATGGCGTGCAGAGCCGCAAGGACTGGAGCCTTGTTCAAAATGTCGGTAATCTCAGCCGGATTGACGTCCAACGAGTTAAAGCGGACCAGTTCCGCCAAAGTAGTGAGCGTGTCAGCCATTGTTCTAACCTTTCAAAACATCAGAGAATAAACACAGAAAAAACAGGCCGCGGATCAGCCGCGGAACTTGGACACGTCAGCAAGGCCGCGGGCCTTAGCCTGACCCTGCGGGACAGCCACCGGGGAGGCCACGCCGCGAGCTTCTGCCGCCACGTTGGCAAGCTGGCCCCTGAGCTGCGAAATCTCGGCCTGAGCGTCCTGCAGTGAACCGCGCAGCGTTTCGAGCTGGGCCGCCTGCGCGTCTGGCCAGCTGGTTCCAGCCAAAAACATCTTGGCTCCTTCGGCATCGCCGAACGCCGCCATGTACTGAGCCAGACCGGGAGCCGCCGGGACTGGTGTTGCTGCCTGCGCCGCCGCGGAAACCTCGACCGCTGCGGATGGCTCCTGAGCCGTTGCCGGCGTCAAGGTTTCCTTCGTCATACTAACCTCACCTTCGAACTTAGAGCGGATGGCTGCAAGAACGTCTCCCAGCCCCCCGATCTGATCAATCAAACCGAGCCCGACGGCTTCAGCCGCGGACCACCATCGTCCATCAGAGACCGCTTCGATCTGGTCTGCTGCCAGTCCGCGGCCTGTCATAAGATCCGCAAGGAATCTTGTGTTTGCTTCTTCCACCTTGCCCTGCAGGAAGGCCGTCTGGTCGTCCGTGATCGGCTCACCCACAGCTCCGACACCCTTGAACGGTCCAGTCGTGAGCATGACAGACTTGATCCCGTCAGCCGCGAAGGCCGCCGAAAAGTCGAGGAGCTGCCAATAAGTCCCGATCGATCCGATCTCGCTGTCAGAGCTGGCCCAGATCGAGCCAGCTTGCGAAGCCAGGCGGTAGGCCGCGGAGAAGGCGTCCCCGTTCACGCTGGCCACCACGAGGGTATTCTCTGCCAGGCGGCTGATCTTTTGGACGCACCGCTCCAGGCCTGCGACCATACCGCCGGGACTGTCCATCTTCAGAACCACCGCCCGCGGAGGAGCCAGCAGCAGCTGATCGAGACCCTCCTCGATTGCCGCGTAGTTGCTGACATAAGGCGATGTCTTGCCCTTCACGAGCGGGCCGCCGATCGTGAGGATTGCGATCCCGTCCTCTGTGTAGTCGAGCGGGGCCGCTGTGTCGAAGCCCAGCATCTCGGACCACATATCGTAGAAGTAATCGTCGATCTTATCTGGGCTCATGCCGTCAGCGCGTACGCCTGACCGGGCCGCCGCCTTTAGAGCGTAGCCCTGAAGCCACCGGGGATCGATCTGCCACAGCCTCGAAGTTGCGCTCACTGCTGACCCTCCAGCCGGATCATCGCTCCGGCGTTTGTAACCTGCTGGAAGCCCATGGCCGCCAGCTCTTCCTTTTCCCTCATAATCTCAGCCACGTTCTCAAGGTAATCCCCGAGGCCGCGTTCGTCGCAGATGTCCTGCATGGACTGAAGCCCAGCCGCGACTGACCGCAGCGCGACGTCCAGCTCTTCCTGCGGTCTCCACCACGCCACGCCACGCGGCACCCATCGCCACTTGAGATCGGTGATCAGTTGGCCTGCTGGCAGAACCAGCTCGCCCGTCCCGCCGAACTCGACCGGCAGCGTCCACTGAAGCAGCTTCCAACTGGTGAATCGCTTATGAAGCCGCTCCTGTGTTTTCCGGCGAGCGTGACAAGCTCGCTCAAACAAAAGCCAGCTGGCCCGCGATCCGAAGAAATTCGTGTAATCCTCAAAGAAAAAAGTCGTCGGCAGATCAAGGACTTTAAGCGCAACCTGAATGCAGAGCTTGAGGAAATCCTGTGTGTTCGTCGCGGGATTGCCGCTTTGGATTGCTTCGACAGATTCGCCCTGATCGAGATCAAACACAGCCGGCCCTTGGCCAAAGTCAACCACGCGAGCCGCCTGATCCTGTGAGCCTTCGGCGTCGGAGTCCTGATCGAATGCCTCAGCATCGTCCTTGCGTGAAAAGGCGATGCCAAACAACTGATCGAGCTTGACCTTTGCCCGCATGTGATCGAAAGTCTCATCGACGTCCCGAAACTCATTCAGAGCCGCAACGATTGGGGACTGGGGCCGAATCTGATTGGGCCGGGCTTCGAATTGGCAGTGCTGCCAAACCTGCGACTGCCGAACCGTCCGGGCTGACCGAACACCCGTAAGAGGATCTTCCTCGTTGAAAGCCCAAGCGACTATCCGCCCGTTCCGCAGCTTGGCCCCGTTCAGCCACTGGCCGGCGTCAGTCCGGGCGTCCGTTGGATTTTGACACCACGCCCCCTCGACCAGCTGAAGTGTCCAGTCGTTCTGCTTGATAAAAAAGCAGTCGCCCGTCAGTAGCTTCTGAGCCTCCGCCACGCGGCGAAAGTCGTCCCAGTCCATCCGGCCAAACACATCTACCCGCTCGGGCTCACAGTCGCGAGCCATTAGAGACTTAAGCGCGGCGTCCAGCCCTTTGTCGCCCGTGCGTGGCTGAAAGTCCCACAAACAGCAGTAGTCCAGCGTCCGGCGAATCGCCCAGCCGAGCAGCCCCATATTGCGATGGACGTCGAGAGCGTTGGCTGCGAGAGCCTCGCGGCGTCGATCTGTGAGGAGTCTGTCCTCCAGCCTGATCCGCTGGCTCGCGGATCGCCGGCGGTTGCCGGGATTCAGGGCTTGATAGGTGGAGTCGGATGTCTGCGGGAGCGTCTGCGCCATGGCTCAGCGTCTCCCCATTTGCATATTCAACACCCGAGGCCGCTGCCGGCGTGTCCCGGCTTCCTGCTCCAGCCGCAGCAGTTCGCGGCGAACAGACTCCAGATCAAAGGACGTGCTGGCCCCGTCTCTGCTGTCGGATGTTACTCCTGACTCTAGCAGCTCGCGGAGGCGTGCGATCTTTTGCGTCGTTGTTTCGGTAGTCATGCCGGGAGTGTGCGAGCTTCCGGCGCAGTCGTCTAGATATTAAATAGGGAATCCCTATTTCACCGGGCAGTAAATCCACGTCCGATCGATTCGCGACTGCCCGCAACTGATACACTTAGTAGGCCGCAGCTCGACCGCCGTATAAGGCCGACCCTGCGGATCTCGCCCTTCGCCGTGGATTGTTTCGACGTTGCGATAGTCAAGCCGCTCCGTCGATCCGCAGCGAGCGCACCGGCTGACGGGAGCGTCTACAAGATCGCGCTCAAAACTGGATGAGCCCCTTGGTCTGCCTGCCTTCACGTTCTGACCTCCGTTTTTCGTCGTGGTTTCTTCTTCCGCCGCTTCTCGCCAGCCTCGGCCACCTCGGGAATGTTACACCCGAGGACACTGGCCAACACCAGACAGCCTACCGTCGAGTCCAGCCAGTGATTCTCTTGGCCGACCCGGAGCTTCCATTCCATGACCGTGCGACCTCTGCCCTCGGTCTGCGTTGCGTACTCGCTGACCAAGTGTTCCGAGTACATCCTGTGAAGTCCGTCATACAGCGTCACCGCTCCGGGATGGCCGATTCTGATCGCCATCTGATCCGCCAAACTGGTCTTCCAAAAATTCACGTCGCTGAGAATTGTCCGAACGTCCGCCGCCGCCTTCCGGCGTTGCAGAACCCAGCCAAGGCCGACCCGTGAGCCCGGATCATATTTCCGTTCTTGGATTGGCTTGTCCGCCGCTCGGAAGCTCTGGCCCAGATATCCGATCAGCAACTTCGCGTGAGGGCTCCGGGCCAGAGCCTGCTTGACCAAATCCGTTTTCCACCTAGCATCGTAAGCCACTAGCTCCGGCGTCAGATGATCTCCGGTTTCCGTCCGCCAGCTGGTTGTGAAGAGCCAGTCCGCGAAGTCCGTGATGGCCAAGGATAGGGCCGCCAGCTCACCGGCTCCGGGATACCGCGAGACGATCTTCCGGCGAGCTTCGCGAAGCGCGAAGTAGGGCTCATCCTGCTCCGGAAAAGTCCCGTACCGCATGACGTGAAGACTACCGTCCTCCTTTGCCGCCGCGACCGTGTAATAGAGCAGCGTCTGCTGGACGTCCACCATCGCCACCAGTCGATGAAATCCGGCGGGAGCCACGCCACGCGGAAGCCTGATCCGGCGAGTCTCCGCAATGTCCTGAGACGTAAGCCACGTCCGAGCCTCGTTGTCGTCCTTTTGAGGCTCGTTTTGCAGCTCGCTAAAGAATCCACTCCGGCTTCGGTAATACCACTCCATCGCGTGCTGGAGGGCTGAGATTTCACCGCGATCCGCAGCGAACCGAGCCGGCCACGCCACCTCAGAGCCGGCGTCCATTTCGGCCTTGTGGCGGGAGTAAAATCCCGAGGCGTCCCGAATGTCGCCATGCTGCCGGAGGGACTGCGCTCTAATGTCGGCGTACTGTGCCCAAAGCTTCATTGCGTCATCATTCGGCATTTGCCGCACAAACTGCCGGCGGATTCCACACCAGTCCGGATGCAGCTCGGGATTCAGAAGCCGATCCGCCGCGTCGTCCGCCCGAATCACAGTACACGTCACCAGTGCGCAAAATGGCGAGTCCGGGCCAGCCATCCCGACCAGATCGTTCTGGATCACTTCGGTCCTTGAGTGGCACTGAAGCGGACTCATGGCCGACTCCCTTGTCTGGAAGTCGTCGCAAAGCAGCATCGAGGGCCGGATCACTCGCCCGTCCGGAAGCGTATGCAAAGCCCCGCGGACAGCCTCCATCAGACCAGCTGCAGAGACGATGGCCCCGGTCCCGGGGAAGCCGTCAAGCGTAGCAAAAACCACCGTCTTTGTGCTGGCTTGTATGTTTGTGTTGGCCCCTCGGAATAGCTGGCCCTTGGCTCTATTGGCCACGCCCTCCAGTCGTCTAAATGGGTAGCAGACTTCTGGCCAGAGATCCATTAGCGTCTGATTGTGGGAGACCTCGGTCACGATGTCTCGGAGCAGCTTCTCCGCCTTGCCGGCGTTGGCCGCCGCGATCATGCTGAAGGGGTGTTTGCGGATGCAGATCGCCCAGATCATCGCCCGCATGACGATCGTAGACTTCCCGGTCCCGCGTGGCATCCCGATTGCGCGGAAGCCACCGCTGAGGATTACCCGCTGAAGCTCTGCGATCAGGACCAAGTGATCCTCACACCAGCCGAGCCTGAAGGCCATCGGGAAGCAGATCTCCAAGAACTGCCGGAGGCTCGCTTCGCACTGCTGCCGCAGCTCGGGCTCGACCACTGCAGGAAGCTCGCCGATGTCGCGACCGCTGGCCGAGGCTTCGCGGGAGCGGGCCGCCATGGCCGCCTTCGTTTTGGCGTAACGCTCCGCGGCGTCCAGCTTGGTCTTGCCTTGCTTTGTCACGGTAATCACTTTGCAAGCCTCAAAACAAAACGCCCTGCTTGAGTCGCTCCAACGTGTCCGCCAGATACTCCGCGTTCATCTCAATGCCAATGCTCCGGCAATGTTCATCCCGTGCCGCTTCGATCGTTGTTCCAGATCCGCTGAATGGATCAAGCACAACACCACCCACCGGACAAACCAATCGGACCAGATACCGCATCAGATCCAGCGGCTTGACTGTCGGGTGTTTGCTGCCTCGGCGTTCGCTGGCGTCGGCTTTGGCCGTGTAAAAGAAACGGGCTGCGGAGCCTCCATCCGCGTCCGTCTCCGGAAACAGCCGCACCACTTCCTCGCTGCCGTCGTGGATGACGTTTGCGGGCCATCGGCCTGTAACGGGCCTTGCCTCCCCCGGCTTGCTCAGTCCGCAGTTGGTTGCGTCCCATGTGTTCCCACCAGCAGCACCGCCGGACCATCCGACCACTTCCGTCCCCACCCTGCACCCATCCACGTTGATGCCGCCGGTGCCGTACTGCAGCACGTTTTCCGCCACGGTGCCGGCCAGTGGTTTGCGTGCCATTGTGACCGGTTCCACCGCCGGCTTGAGAGCAGTGCCCCAGCCCGCCCACTGCTTCGCGGCTTCGGTTGCGGGGGCTGTAATGTCAAACGTGTGACTAACGGATTTGTCTAACCCTTGCGCTGACGTCGCGCATGCTATTCGCTGCTTTGTGGTATCCACTCCGACCCGCTGCCCCACCACCTCCCGCTCGGCTTCGTCGTTGAACAGCTCGTCGAACTGGTGTCCAAGGCCAACCGTGTCTCGGATGATGCGGTAATCGCGCAACACCGGCACGGCTGGTTGGCTTCCCGCCGTCAGGTAGTGCGACAGCATAAAGTTTCCAAGCGCATCCTGCAACTGCTGGCGGCTCATCCCGTTGCGCTGCATCGCTGCCTTGACCGCATCGCGAAACTCGGTGAACGCCGCAACGTTGCCGCCGCGCTTATCAATCGCCTTGCTGACGTCCAAACTTTTTGGAAACCCACTGCCGTAAACCCACATAATCAAATCCCGGATTTCAAACCCCGCATCCTCGATCCGCACCGCCATGCGATGCTGTGTCCGCGTGCCCGCAAACGCCAGCAAATGACCTCCGGGTTTTAGGACTCGCAGCACCTGCTGCCAGATCTCAACGCTCGGGACATCGTAGTCCCACCGCTTGCCCATGAACGCCAGACCATACGGCGGGTCAGTGACAACAGCGTCCACTGAATCCGCCGGCAGATCCGCCAGCACCTGCAGGCAGTCGCCGTGGTACAGTGTGACCCGTTCGTCCTGGTGGTATGGTTCAACCATCGCCGCTCAGCCCCTCGGAGCCGGGGCCGCCGCCCGCCGCGCGATCTCCGCCTTCAGCGTTGCTGGAGCGAGCGGACCGGTCCAGCGAGCCACCGGCCAGCGATCAGACTTCCGACACAGCCAAAAGCTTGGGATGGATTGCACGCCTGGCAGCGTCTGGTTTCGCCCGTCCGGGCCGCGGACCACTCGGGCTCGCCAATACTCCGGACTTGTGTCCATGTCGGTCTCCGTCACGCTTACAAAATCTTTTATCGCCGGGAGCGTCGTGGACTTGTACTTCTGGCAAGGACCACACCAGCTCGCTGTAAACATCACAAGATAAAACTCCGACTCCGGCTCGGCTGCTGCTGCTGGCTCTGGCTGCTCTGTCGTTTTGATTGGCGTCCCCTGCTCTTGCTGTGGCTTCGCCGCCTTGCGGATTTCGATCACCTTGAACTTCCACAAGTCATCGGCAAGCATGGCCGCCGCCATAAGCACTACAAGCGTCCGGATCATTATGATAGGCTCCCAGCAGAACAGCAGACCGCATCGTCAAAGAGTGCCTTCGTCCCGTGCAGCTCGCCAAGGCCGTTCTCGCCCCAGTCCGGTCCCCAGCTGTTCGCAATGTGCCAACCGATTTCACCGTTACGAATCGAGACTCCGACGATCGTGATTTGATGGCCCCACCAGTTAAACCCGGCTGAGATTGCGTAGCCCATAAGGACAATCGTTGCCGCCTGCAGCTTGTTCCTCGGTGTGATTTCGATCCATTCGCGGCACCGGTAGTTTAAGGCTCGCAGCCTGTTCGCTTCTGAGTCATGTCTGCGATCGATCGAAGCGTTTGGCCAAAAGTCTTCAGGAACACAGCCCTTTGCAGCAAGATACTTGAGCGCGTCTTGGCCCCAGCCGCCTTGGTTGCGAAAGTTCTTAATCGGGGCCGCCACGCTAGCCGCGGACAGCCGCGGAATCTTCTGGTTTTGCCGCAGCATTGCCAGTTCCAAAGCGTACACAGTTGCATACGCCCAGCAGTAATTTGTGCGCTGTTGATTCTTCACTGGCCACTGATAATATCGCATCGAATCCAAGGGCCGCGTTTTGAATTTCTCCGCCTCCTTTGCCATGTCAATTATTTCGTCCTTTGTCAGCACCCGCAAAGCTCGCGGAAATGGCTCAGCGTAACCAGCATAGGCGTAGCCCCCTTGGTTAGGCCGCAAGCTTAAATCTAGTCCGCAGCGTTCATCTGTCTCTATTGTCGTGTCGTCGTCGATAATCACTTTCGCCGCCTCCAGATGACCACTGCGTAAACTCTTACGGCACCCCAAAGACACATGCGCCGCCACCGGGAAAGGCCAGCTTCCTCTAGCAGCTTAAAAAAGACCGCATCTGCAAACATTCGATCGCCTGCCGTCTCGGAATGCTCACACAGCCAATCGTGAAACAACGACGCAAACCGAAGATCGCCCTCTAATGGATGGCCAATGACTGACCACGCCCATTGCGGAATTGAAGCTCCGTCCCAGCTGTAGCCCTCGGGAGCCGTGAAAACTATTGGCACGCCTGCAATCTGGTGGCCAATGCAAGCATCAGACAGGAAGGTGAGACGATCTCCGTCTAAACACACCGGAAGTGAATCTTGCGATTTTACCTGCCGGCTTCCGTCTTTCATGGCTGTCCCTTTAATGTTTTCAGCGCGTCGAGCAGCTGCTCCGCGTCTTTAATTTCCACGATCGTAACCTCAGAGCCACACGCCACCACCGCTTGAGGGCCGTCCGGCAGCTTTGGTCGGATTTCTTTCCAGAGCTTCGCAAAGACTGGCGGAGCGTCGTCCGCGTCGGTCTCCATCAATGTCCTGTCGTACCGTCGCCACTCAGCCCTACTGTTGGACTGCACGCAATTTGCGTCAAGCCACTGCACTACCGGAACCGCCGCGGCCGCCGCCTGAGCTGTAGCCGAATCCGACTGATCCGTCAGCAACAAGACTCGGAATTCAGAAGGCTTTGGCCCCGGCGGAACCGGCTCGGGAGGAACCGGCTCAGGAGGAACCGGGACCAACGGCAAAGGCGGAGCTGGCCCCACGCTCAGCTCTAACCTTTGCCGTTGGATTTGCTGGGGATCTGTGAGTCCGATCGGAATAGCGATCAGCTCGACGGTCCCTGTTTTTTTTGGCGTGATTTCGTACAGCCACGGATGATCAAATCGCCGCCGCTCTATTTTGCCGCCGCCGCCTGCAAACTTGCCGCGGATCGTCGTGCTAGTCCCGCTCGGCTGCTCCACCTCGACAATCTCGACAGCCCCGTCCGGCACTGAGATTAGAGCGATCCGTGAGGGCACAGCGACAACCATGAGTTCATCCGCCCCGATCGAGTCGATCGTTTTCGGGGCTGGTGGCTCTGACGCAATAGCCGGCACTGGCTGGACAGGAAACACCAAAGCCGGCTCATCAACCGCAATGCAAAGCAGCAGCGAGAGCAGCATCAGCTGAAATCCTCTCCGTCAAAGTCGCTGGCCTGAGCCTCACGGCCAGCTGCTGCCACGTCCTCTTGATCTGCGTTTAGGCATTCATCGATGGCAGCTTGCGCCGCTTCTTCGGCTTGAGCGTCGCTCATTCTTTGACCATCTCGGCGAGCCTGTTTGCGCATGTTCATCTTCGTTCGGCGCAAAAGGCGTGCTGGATTCCGCGCGTTTAGCTGCCGCACTCGCGACTGTACTTCTGCTGGACCAACGTCATCGTTCTCAAATAGGCACGACAACAGCTGCTGCAGAACGGGCATTAGCAAAACGACCCATTCGACAAACCCCCTTTCGGGAGTCTCTAGCCGCTTGGCAATTGCCTCGGAAGCCTTTTCAATCTTGCTCGACATGCGTAGCTCCTTTACTGGTGTGTCTGGTGGCTTAATTTGTACCGGCACAATTACCGCACGCAAGAACCGAAAGCAAAACGAAAACAAATTTAGTCGAAAAATATGGCTGTTCCCGGTGGTCAGGACGAAAACATTTGGCAAAAAAGTACCTTTAGGCCGCTAAAAAGTCCGCAATTTGGCACGCCTTTTTGGCAGAGCCACAGCTCGGCAAACGTGCCGCGGCGTCCACGCGACACAAAAAACCAGTCCGGTCCGTGGATTTTGCGGACTGGCACACCTGCGGGGACAATCAGGAACGAAAACCGACCGCCGCCCGCGTCGGACTGGTGCCCGTCGTGGACGTCTCTGATCTTCAGCCACAGCTCAAACATTGCTGACCCCTGAAATAAACGTCGCTTCAGCCGCTTTCACACAGTCTCTTAATAACCGTGGCTCGCCACTTATCGTGACCCTTTGCTGTCTTAACCCCTGCCGCCTGCAATCGCTCCGCAATCGCCTGCAGTGTTTCTCCGTTTGCTCGCATTTGCCGCATTTCTCGCAGCCAGAATTGCTGTCCTGTATTTTCAATCAGGGTTTTTCCGTTATGGCTCAAAAACCACCCAAAGGGTACTGTCCCGGTTCGCTGGCCGCTTTGCTTGCGTTGCTGCAGCGCGTCACGCGTTAGCTGCTTCGTGCTCATTCTTCGACTGTGGACCTTTCCGTGACACGGCTCGCACAAAGGGACGGTCTTTGTGCCGCCTCTTGACCGTGGCACCACATGGTGCTCATGGTCTGCTGGGTCGCCACATTCAAAACACAGCTCGCTCATCACTCACCCCCAATCCGCATGGCCTGCATCACCTTGGACACCAGTCCCGCCCCGATCTTCTCTGGATCAACATTCGGCACCGCCGCCCGCTTCACCAACTCCCGCTGGATCGCCTTCACCAGATCCCCGAGCTGGGGGAACGGCTCAGACCCCAGAGCCAGCCGAGTCGCAGCTGTGGCCACGTCACTTGGCGGGAAGCAGTTCAACACCGTCACCCAAGTCAGCAGCTGCTCCGCCGTGAACTCGATCCGCTTCGCATTGCAGAGCAGCCGGAGAGCCTGCCCAACCTGGCGGGCTGGCTCCGAAGACTGCTGTGAAGGCCTTGGCGTTGTTCGACTCACGCCGTTCTGCGGGACTCTGGTAGTGCTGCCCCGTTCGTCCGCCCTGTCCCAATCCATGATCGTCCCGCTCCTGGTAAAGATTATGATAGCCCCGAGCAACTGAAAACGCCACAGCCTCGACGAACCGCTCTGGCCCCATGCGACCGACAAACTGCCAGAACTCCTGCAGCTGGGGAGACCCCGGAGGCGGAACGCGATCGGGAGCCACTTGGCGGAGATGCCGGACCCATGTCCGGAAGGCCTTTAAAACCGGCTCTGTCTGCATCTTGGCCGGGATGACGACAGGATCGTTTTCGGAGGCCGCCGCGTCCGCCGCAAGGCGATCCGCGTCTGTCTGCTCGCGCGTGCGCGTTTGTCTCTCTCTATTACTATTCTTCTCTTCTCTTCTCTGGTCCCGATCTTGTCCCGCAGCTTCAGGGACATCTGTCCCGACTTTGTCCCCCTCCAAACGGGACAAATTAGGGGACAATCGTTGATTCTGCTTCTTTTTCTGCTCTTCTGCCCGTGTTTTTGCACTCCGGGACAGGTGTGAGTCGAACTTCGGAATTTTGAACTCCTTCCCATGAAGCTCGATCCAGCCGACCTCAATCATCGCGTCCGTGAAGCCGCCGACACCCGCCACGCCATCCAGTCCCGTTTTTGTCCCCCTGAATCGGGGACAATCTCGGGACAAATTGGCGTCACACCAAATCCAGAACCTCACCAAACATCCGACCACGGACAGCTCATCGATCTTGAGAATGGCCGCCAGCTCCATCACCTGCGGCTTCTTTGGAAGCGTGTCCTCAATTTTAATCCATGCCATGAGACCACCCAAAAAAAGACCCGCCGGAAAGCTGTGGTAGAAGCTCGCCGGCGGGTGAAGTCGGGGAAGCTCCCCGAAGCGTTTTCTGTCGGCTTGCTACACACAAGCCGCAACTGC